ACATAATTTGGTCGTTCTGGATCTAAGTCTTCAATACGAGAAATTTCATAAGTAGAAATTGGTCTAACATTTAAAACTCCGTATTCAGGTTGAATTTCTAAATTAAGATAGAAATCTCCATATTTACACATATTACGAGTCCATCCCCATAAATTAAATTCTACATTCAGAATTTCATAAAAAAGGTTTTCAAGTATTCCTTTGATATTAGAGTCGTGACTTGTGATGCGAAGAACATCCCCAAACTCACTACGAGTTGTACATTCATCTGCATATATATCCAATGCACTTGCAATGATTGGATCATTTTCCATTGTATCGTAGTCAGAAAACAACTCAAGTCTTGCAGTTTGAAATCCTATGTTATTGTATTTACTTGCATAATCACTATATAAAGTGTGCATTCTTCCGTATCTATCTTTAGTTTTAGAAGAGTGTTGAATATTATCTGTGTCAACTACTTTTAGTTTTTTTCCACCAACATTGCGTACTACAACATCAGTAGAAAATAATCTTTTTAGTCCACGCAATAGTTTGTTGCTTTTTGATTCGTCTGCCATGATATAACCTTATAAATTAATTGATTGTAAAATATATACAACTTATTGTCAAACAAATATATATTAATTCAATTCACTTGCAGCTCCGACTATGTCACCACCATCGAAACCTTGAAATGGACCTAACGGATTTCGTTCAAGTTCATGTTTATCAATATTTTTCTCACCTGAGTATAAAACATATTCTACGGTGTCATCTACAATCAAAATAAGAACACTTATATTCCATCCTGTTATATGAACATTTTTCCTAAAATTTAACATATCTAAAATTAAACTTCCTTCTCTTTGATTTTTAAGTCTTTCTAAGTTTATTTCGTAGGTTAGACCATTTTCCCTTGCTTCTAATGTTTTTATCACACCGTCTGGTAGTTCAATATCATTGAAAATTGTATACCTAGACGGACTATCTAAATTAAATTTTTTCATTACATCAAGATAAGTAAGTCGTTTTACATTTGGAATTTTTTCTAAATCAAGTCCCATTTTAACTAAATCAGAATATTTTGTTTTACCTATTTTAATTTTATTTACAACAGTTTCTACTTGATTATATGTTTCAAATGTGGATTCAGTATAAATTCCTTGTGTGGGCAAAAGTGATTGGGTTGCACACCCTCCACTGAAAAGTAACACTGCTGATAATAATATATTTACTGACAATTTCATATAAATCTCCTATTGTAATAACCAATCTAAATTTTCTGTTCCACCGTGTGGATTTTTCATTTCGTATGGATTTGTTTTTAATCCAGACTTTACAAAGTTTTCTCCAACATTTAAATTTGTTGTACTTCCCATGTAATCAAATAATGACTTTTGTGATTGAACGTTTTCTGATCTAAATCTTAATGCCGTATCACGAACCCACAATGAAATACATAAACTCATAACCAAGTCATCGTTGTATCCTTGCATTGCTTCTGCTTTTTGACCATTCCACACAAAAGTAAATAATTCATCAAGTGTTCGTTCAGATTGAATTTCAACTTCTTTTTCACGAACATAACTTTCCATCTTGCTGATAATGAGTGGACGAGTTTTAATAGATGTTGTGAAACCAGGAACTTGTTTTTTCTCCATTCTATTTAGTTTATTGGTATGTTGTGAAAATTCATCAATGTATTGATAATCTCTTTGTGTATAATATAAATTACTATATCCTTTATCTATAATTTGTTGCAATACTGCCCATCCAATATTTGCATTTTCCACAACCAACAATGCTCCGTTGAATTCACTTGCAACTGCTACTAATAAATTACCAAAATCTTTAGTTTCCACTTCACCTTTAAATTCCGCAACTTGTTTGACAGTTTCCACATCAAATACATGAAATGCACTTTTATCTCTACCATCTCCACGGGCAACATCGGCAGCTACCACATAATCTTTGTTATGATTTGGATATTCCCATATCCAATATTCTTTGTTCGCACCACGTTTTTCAACTGGTTCCTTCATCATGTTAGATTTATACCAATCTATTAAACTCGCATCTACAACCGAACGACCACTGCTGATGAAGTCACAATCGCATTCTTGGGCTGCTTCTTTCTCACCAAGAACTTTAGTTTGTAAGTCTCTCCATTCTTGTCCACGATCAGGATGTAAGTTCCAATGTAGTTTTATTGGATTGAAATCGTTAGATCCATCCATAGACCCAACCCAAGTTTTGTGGAAAAAGTTACCAATACCATTTGGAGTAGACAACAGAATAGAACGACCACCCGTTGTAATTGTAGATTGTGATGCAGTCCATATATCTTCCATGTTTGTAATAAACGCACACTCGTCCACGATAAGTAAACTCAGAGATGTTGAACGAGAAGCATCTACACTACTTGAAGCCGCACGAATATTACTTCCATTTTTAAAACGCATACTAAGTTTGTTTTTTTCTGTACACTCACTTCGCAACCAACTTGGTAAATGTTCAGACATATGAGTTACTTTTGTAACAATGTTTTTTGCAGTTTCTTGGTTAATCGCAATACACAAAATAGATTTATCCGTGAAAAAGGTCATTAACCACAATGCGTATCCAGATACAAGTGTGGATATGCCCATTTGCCTTGCTTTTAATACAATATTGAATTGTTCGTCACGAAAACTTTCTAGAGTCTTGGTTTGAAAGTCATACAATGCAAATGGTATTGTTCCCAAGGTTGGATGTTGAATCTTGCAATACTTTTTCATAAAGTATGCAGGAGATTTCAAACATTCGGTATATTCTTGTTTTATTATTTCCCTTAATGGAATTTTTTCAGTACCTGCCATTAAAGGATAAATATATATGTATTTAGATTTTCTATAATATAAAAAGTTTCAAGGTATCGTCGAAACTTTTAAAAAGTCACATCGGCATATTCTTGTAGGTTGTCTTCAACTTCTTTTAAACGGGTTTCAAGTTCTTCTAAATCCTTTTCCAAATCTTCCATTACTTGCTCTTTGTTTGGAATATTCCACTGCTCAAGTGTTCCATCTTCATTCAAGAACTTAGGATCGTTTGTAATATGTTCTTTTGATTCCACTAATTTTGTTTTAGTGTCTAATAGAAAACTAAGTTCGTTTTCAAGCATAGTCTTTTTTTCATATGCTTCGAACTTACCCTCGTCTTTTAGTTTTTGCTCAAACTCTTGAACACAATCAAAGCACATTCCACGTTTCGCAAGCATTCTTTTATCTAAATATTTAGATGGATCAACGGAGCACATTTCCTTTGGGCAATTGGGTGCTTCTCGTAAACTCTTTCTTACCTTGTCCATCAAAGTTTCAGTTCTTACTTTTGAATTAGCACCAACTTGCTTCCATTCTTTTCCGTCTTTGTCTGTCCAAACTTCTCCAGGTTGACGAATTACCAAGTCTTCAACTTCACCTTCGTAACCATGAACTTTTGGAAGTTCTTCTCCTTGAAATAATTTACGTGAACGTTTAATCACATATTTCAAATCATCTTTATCCATTTTAGCCATATTAACAATAATACATCTAATATGTTATTTGTCAATTATTATTAAGATAATTTTTCAAAATCTTTTATACATTCATCTAAAAAAACATTAATTAAATAATTTAGATATAAATTTCTGTATTTTTCACGTTGGGAATCACTTAAATCATATTGCATAAATCTTAATTGATTGGTGCAATGCTCCTCTTTTCTCAATCTATCATGTGCACATTGTATGACTTGTGTTGACGAACAATATTCTTCGTCATTACCAAATAAATAACTACAAAATAATATAAGGTTTTTTGCTTCGTCTTGTAGTGCCTGAACAAATTCTCTGTCTAAGTATGTTACTTGTTGAGGCAAAACTGCACGTTGTGATGTGCGAAATTTTCTTGCTACATTATGTATTTCTCGTTCAACTTCGCAGTATCTTAAATAAAACTTTCCATTGAGTTTAATCATATTTACCTTTTTTAAAGTCGGTACGATTATATTTCTTTTTGCTTTGCATTGGACGACTTTTAGGTAATGTAGGTTTTCTAACCTTTTTATATGCGTCCATTCTTGTCATTAATTTTTGTTTTTTTGATTCAGATAATTTTCTAATTTTGTGAACAAGCATTTTAATGTATTCTTTTTTACTACCACGACCCTTGAAATATGAACTTTTATCACTAAGCATTTTAGCAACATCTAATATTGCTTTTAAATCTTTCAAATTTTCTTCTTTTTCTTTATCTTCCATTTTTAAAGTTTTATTAACAGGTCCATCTATTTTTGTAAATTCTACATAATAAGTACCATCTTGATCTTGAATTATTTTACCACCAACTTCTTTTGAGTGTTTTTTTGCATCTTCTTTGTTATCAAATTTTAATGGTTCTATGTTACCGTTTTTATTTACACCCGATACATTCATTTCACCACCACCTACTTTATGCTTACTTACACCAAATTGTTCATCTGTTTTTTGTCTCATTTTCTTTAATCTTTCTTTTTCTTTCGCACGAACTTTTGGTAACATTTTTTTTGCTACTCTTGCAATAATTGCAGGTTTTAATTTATTATCAAGTGTTTGTTTTTGGGTTATGCTTAAATCGGAATAAGATTTACCACCTGTCATTTTTTTTACCAACGCATTCTTGGCAGCTTTTTGTGCGGCCTTTTTTAATCGTTCACCCGTCTTTG